GGCAAATGGTGTCCTCTTAATGATGATGCCTGCCTGGCAGAGTAACCAAGCGAGACATCCCCACCCTTATCCCCTACAAGGATGAGGCTGCGGCCGTCTCCCCTCGACCGCCTTTAGGAACGGGTTTCGACCTGTCGCCCCGAGGTGGCCAGGCTACTTCAACTAGTTGGAACTAGTGTAGCAAGGCTCGAGGAGGGCCGTCCCGTCCCGGGGAACCATCAGCCTCTAACGGAGGCGTGGGATACCGGATCGAGGGCCTTTCCTGACCAGGGAAGCCAGGTGGACTCCTCTACCGGACCGGATTGCCTTAGGTCCGACCCGAGGGATTAAGAGTCAGAGGCGGGGAGGTCTTTCCAGAACTCCAACGTCTCCAGCTCCCAACCCTCTCGGATCATCTCCAAGGCACCCGGCTCTTGCCACTCAAAAGCAAGCGGTAGGGTCGCAGCGCAGGCGCGTGCGACATCAATAGCAAAGTGAGACATCCGTCTCGCCTTCACTAGGATGCGCATGTCACCTGACGGTGCAAGCCCCCACACGGTCGGCTGTAACCAGTCGCCCTCGCTAAGTGGAATACTCAGGTCCGCTAGCTCCCACTCGCTATGATCTGTTTGATCTTGCGCTTTGAGAGCTATGGCCTGGGCTGGGTGGCCAACCTCAATCAGCTCCCTGGCCCAGCCTATTACGGCTGGCACCATGTGGTGAAGTTGAAAGTTGGCTCCCGAAGATTCCTTCTTGGGAGACATCAGTACCCATCCTTTTAGGAGGGATACCAAGTTCCCAGAGAGGGTCTCTATCCACTTAGCCTGGCTTTCTCGAGCTCTACGGATCGAAGTAAAACTTCGATACCGCAAAATCTCGAGCTCCAGAGCGCCTGACTCGCACGGAAGCGGTCCCATTACGGGACTTTCCGAGATAGCTTCAGCGGTGGAAGGGTCCTTCCTTGTAAAGGTTGGACCCCCGCCGGGCAGACGGCTAGCCGATCGCATGCCTAATAGGTAGTCGAGAGGATAGACCATAAGCCCGCCCCACAGCGCTGGCTGCACTGCGAGCGGAGCCTCTGGTCCTAGCAGCGATGCTAGGATATACCGCCAAGCCCGAGTCATCTTACCTTGGATGGTAAGATGCAAGGACGCCTGATAGAAGGTTTGGTGCGTGATGCAGAAGCCGCGCAGCAGTAGCGTCTCTACCAGGACTCTCAGTCCTGACAGATGCGTCACCGCTTGCGCAACCACGGCACCACTCACTCCAGTCACTTCGGACCCACCGTGGAAGATTCGTTTTGCGAACTCCGCGGTGCCAGGGCCATTAATCGACTTATCATCGTTAATGGTAACCCCCAGTTCCGTCATAAGTAACCGGTACTCCTCGGCCACGGCCTCATCGAAGATGACTATGTCATCTCCGAGAAGGACGTAACCTTGGAATAAGCCCTCATACCCTGCGAGCCGGGCAGCCATTTGGACCACTACGTGGTGTGCTAGCGCAAAGCTAGCCCAAGACGATAGTGTGCCCATAGGTTGACCGGCGGCGTAGCGGTACGCTACCCCCGCGTGCCAGTAATCGCGATCCACCAGGAGGATTCTCCAGGCTTCGGCGACCTCTGGCCCTACTAAGGCAGTTAGTACGAGGACAAGGAAGCGAACGGGGAACCGATCGGTCGCCGCTGAGAGATCGAAGCTGTAGAGCTTCGTTCCCTTTTTGGTCTCCTCTCGGACCCTATCCGCCGCCTTTCCTTGATCCCAAGTCCCATCCATAGGCAGTTTCCGCAACTCCCCCATAAGGAAGTTGTGAAACGGTCGAAGGAGGGTTTGGGTCCAGAAATCCGAGATAGCGAAGACCCTCATTTTACCGAGGGGCTCTTTCTTGACACCGAGCTTTCCAATGATCGCTCGGTCTTGGGGAAGGGCCTTCTCGATAATGGGGTACTTCGTTACCATCGGGCTGGTTACTAACGACAGGGCTTCTACCGAGTGGATCAAGAATGGTAGTCCCCACGCTTTCGCAAGAAAGCTAAAGGTTGTCCAGACGGAGCTATGCCGCAAAGCATAGGCATCCCAATGAGCAGCCAGAACCGCGTGCCCATTCGGGCCCTGGCGGTTCGACACCTTAACAATGTCGGACAGCCCGGTAACCTTCGTGGGTCGCTGGAACTGGCCTACCTTCAACCACTTGAGGGCCACCTTGATTCTCTTCGACATCGTCGCCTCACGGGAAGGGCTGGGAGCCCAACTCGAAGGTTCGGTGATCGTTGAGGTCTTGATGGCACCCTTATGGAAGATCGTCCTGCTCACTCCGAAGAGTGTCAGAGCGACCCGAACCGCAGCGAGATTCCCTGAGTATATAGCCTTGCGCAACGCGCCAGGCAATATAGCAGGTACTCCCTTCTTCAAGCGGACGGTGGACTTCCCTTTTCCAAGGGGAGCGCCCGCCAACCACTTTAATAAGGCTCGCTGAGATTCCTTCAGGTAGGCCCCTGCGCCCTTAGCCCCTCGGGCCGCCTTTAGTTTCTTCAGGCGACCAAAGAAGGTCAAGGGTTCAGCGGCAGACCACTGGTGGAGCCCAACGAGGGTAAGGACGAAAGTGTAAACTTTCGCCCACGACCCCCCGAAGGCAGCAAAGATAGGTTTTGACTTCATTGTGTATAATATTATTGTCCCCTTGACAAGATATTTACACAGGCGAGTCAGAGCCTGTCTCCGATCCTCGGCACGCACGGGCTGCTAGCGGGGCTAACCGGCCTATACGTGGCGATTACCTGGGACGCCGAACGTCGGAGAAACGTGGGCCCGTGAGCTTTTGCCTCACGCGCAATTACCTTCCATCACCGTCCTGCCGGACAGCTGCCGAAAGGTACGCCCGCCCCCCCATGTGGAGGGGCC